AATGCTGGATGCCCCATATACCTCAAAGGGTCTGCAAGCATGGCATAAGATTTACCACCACCTGCTGAACCACCGTATAATACTTCACGTTCACTAGCTGCCAAGAAGTCAGTCTGTGGGCCGGGATTAGGCTTAAAGAGTACATTGGCAGTCTCCTCTATGCTTTCAAACTCAGCAGCTTCGGATACAGTCTCTTTTATTTCAACCGTTGGCTTTTGCGCCTGTTCTTTCTTCTTCAAGGGCTTGCGCTTTGGCGATTGCCTTTTGCGCATATTCTGCCCACTTGCGGATGCTTGCAGCTTGGTTCTTACGCTGTCGCTCATTCTGTAACCGTTTCCTTAAACCTACGTGAGATATGTATCTTCCGCTATTTGTACTAAGCCAGTTAGCTACTTCACGATAACTATATTGATTTACGTGTTGCCTAGCTTTTTCTAACAAATCAAGTTCTGTTGGGATTGGGTCAAGAACGTCTGGGTCGTCTTTGTTCTGTTCATAGCCAAATGGAACAGTACGTGCAATGCGTGGTATCTGTACCCATTCATTTTCTTCTTTAATGTCTGTTGGCTGTGGAAGTTTCCACTGCCCTATGCTTCTAGTCATTTTTTCTTTTTGCGGTTGTCTGTTATAGTAACTGGATTTACGTACTTTTTTATTGCTAAACCTCCAGAACTATAACCAGAACCGCCTTCCTTAAGCAACTGAGTTATTTCGGCTTTCAAATCGCCTAATCGCTCAGAATATCTTCCACCAGAAGTCCACATACCTTTCTGGTCATCGGAAGGCTCTATAGTAATCATGTCTCCGTCTGCGTTATGGGTGTATAAACCACGACCATAACTTAACCTTTTCCACTTTACTTCAGCCACTAGTCATCATCCTCTACAATTGCTTTAGCTGGCATAAGCATCACACCACCTGCTGCCTCTACCTGCACCTTCTCTGTTTTAATCAAACCTGTACGGTCTAACAGTTCTTTGGCTGCAGCCATCTTATCACGAATACCTAACTCAGTTGGGTCGTACAAAGCACCAGTCATAGCCATAGCAGCTTTAGGTGCATTACGTGCCATATACATTTGTGTGGCTTCCAGTATCTCTTCCTTAAGACCTTTTACAATTGCAGTTGTAGCGGTGCTTTCTGAGTAGCCAGCCAGTTTCTTTGCAGCGACCACATCGCCCCCAGCCTCTTCAAAGAGGACATCAAGAAACTTCTGTTGTCTTTCGTTTAGTTCTCTAGCCATAATTAACTCGTAAACATATCTAAAAAACTAACATTCTTTTTAGATGACTTTTGTTTATGGGGGATACGTGTTGTCTTAGTTACTTTTTTATAAGACTTACTAGACTTTACATTCTTTTTTGCTTTATCTTTAATGGGGTCTTTATCTATAACTTTTTTATAGCCAGATGGCTTTTCATCATCTGCACCAAAAATGCTAGTAACAGCAGCACCAATTTCTTCAAGCTGCTCTGTAGCACTTTTTCTGCCAGTTTTCTTAAACAGATTTTCATTGCCCATTTTATTTTCCTTTATTTTGACATTTGCCTACTGCAGAGCAATTTGCCGGAGTAGGGCATTTAGGGCATGGTTTGAACTTTTTCATTTAAACTCTCCATGATGCATAGCATGAGCAAGTTTTGTACTACGTAATTTTACCTGAATTGCCCACCTGCTGTCAAGCATTTCTTTTGCAGCATTACGAAAATCTTGTTCGTGTATTGCATTCCACATCTTTTTAAACTTACATAAACGTGGCACACCCATATTAAATGCCATGTCTACTAGCACAAGTTGACGTACAGAGTCTAATTCTGCCACGCAAGGGTGCGCTTTAAGCAGTTCATCCTCTACAATCTGTACGTCATTCTCTAACAGATAAGCAGCATCTGCCTCTGTAATTCCATGTTCATACACAGTGTCAATATTAGGTATGTCCAAAGCCTTTAGTTCTTCTTTGGTAATACCTCTGTCTTGCAAGTTTCTACCTACACCAATAGTGTCAATGCCCAAGCTATCTTGATATACTTCAAGACGCAGACCTTCATGCTCTATCAGCTTCTTTAGCAAATGTGTACGTGTGTATTTCATTTCTCATGTCCTAGCCACACAGCAAAAGCACCAGTCATTGCGCCTGTAACAGTAGCAGTTAAAGCTGTTGCTTGAGATGTCATAGCTTCAGATGAAAGACCCATGAACCAGTATAACACTTCTATGTACATAAAGGTCATTACTGCCATCATAACACGAGGCAGCAGTTTCCATTTTAGTACTCGTTCCATTACAAAAGTCATTTAGTTAGCTTCTTATACTTTTCAAAGCTGCGCATACCACCCAAGCCTAACATGCCAAGTAAGATTGTCATCAAGCTGTCCATGTCAAATGCTGGATAAGTTACTGGCTCAAAACCAAGATAGGCTGTAGCTACATCAGCTGACGGAAATAAAATAAAATGAGCAAATAATGCAATTCCGCATGTCCACCCAATAAAAGGTCGCCAACCTGCTACAAATATACTACGTGACTTAGCTTCTTCTGCATTGATAGCCAGCTGACCTTTAGCCAACTCCTGTGCATGGCGTTCAGCCATTGTAGCAATTTCATGTGCCAGCTTATTCTTTTGGTCTTTGTCCTCAACGAACTTGCCAATCAGTTCAGTCGCTGGACCTATCAGTGCTTGTAACATCTTTACATACCTCGTCTAAACTTGGCTGTTTTCTTTTGTATCGCTTTAGGCTGTCTGACGAACTGCTGACCAGCACGAGTTCCTGCTCGTTTAGCACGAGAGGTAGCTTGGTACTCCGCTGACGATAACGACTTGATAGCCGCAGCAGGTAAGTACCGTTCTCCAGTTTCTCCAGACGGCTTGCCACTCTTGGTTCTCCAGTCTTGCCTAGTCCAAGCCTTTAGACTTTTCTGTGGTCCTTTTAACGCCATATCTAAGTTATACCACCTTTATATCTGTTTGTCAAGCTAAAAAGCTACATAAGCTATCCAAAGCATTATACCAGCAAATAAAGTAATACAGGTTATTATCATACCCCATGTAACTATTTCTTCTATTTGCTCTCTACGTAATCGTTCTTCTTCCTGCCTTTGTTTTCTTAGCTGACCCTGTATTCTTATTATCTGTGACCACGCTGATGGTCCATAGGTCATGTTTACAAAGTTACGTAACTCTTCTTCCATTTGCTCTGCCTTCTTCTTGGCTGCAAATGTTTCTAGTGCCTCTTCTTCTACAGAACCAAACCTGCGTCCTTTAGCTTTCTCATGACCTTTCTTAACATCATGGATAGCGTTCATCCAACGGCCTAAATCACCAGCCATTGATTCAATATCTTTGCCTATCTGCAAACCTTTTTTGATGGCTTCATATGCCATCTTTGCAGAGGCAATGGCTGTGATGGGGTCTACCATTGCTTACTCCACGATGTTGACTACGAAATACTTTCCTTCTTTGTTTTTGTCCAACTCTACCTTGCGCATCTCGCAAGCATACCTAGTGCTTTTAAGATGCTCACCTACATTGCGTTCTATCTTACGTTTCGTGGATAAGCAATCAGCTATATTATCATAGCCTTTATATTCCATTATATCCCCCGACACATACAGGAGCAATACCATTACTGTTTCAATCATTTGCTATCTTCCTGTGTGTCATTTCCATCTGAGCATCTTTTAGTTTTTCAATCTGCTCTTCAAGGTTAGCTATACGCTTTTCGTAAAACTCCAGTGTTAGTTTTTGCTGTTGGTCATAAGGCGCACGGCCTTCTTCTATTTCTGTTGCCAGCTTTTCTAATTCACCAGCTATATGTTCAATCAACATAAACTGTTCATTGTCTGCTGGTAAGCTGCCCATTTCACCACGAGGCCACTTAATACGAAAGTCAGTGTTTTGTGTTACATCAGACTGCATCATCGTGTAGTTAGTTTGCAGCGTAGTAATCTTTTCAGTTAAACCAAAATATGCCCATGTAGCTACAGATGTAGCAATAACCATTGAGATAATATTTCTCAACGGCATTTGAAGTTCGGTATTTTCGCTTAACTTAGCTGGCATTAGCTTTTATAACCGCCACCAGCCTTTTTGTACTCAAGGGCAAGAAGCTGGGCCTTCCTTGCTGACCACTGACCAGCTTTACCGCCACGTGTTCCAGCTTTAATTTTTTCAAATAATTTTTTTCTCAAGGCTGGCTTAGTGTAGTTGCCAGCTTCATTAACTCTACTTTTGCTCTTCTTTTTAGGCTTCGCCTTGCTGCCAGCTTTTCCAACTGACCCACCCGCCTTGAGTTTTTGGCCTTTCGCCACGCCTTTGATTGTTCCTTTGTTGGCACTTGCATAGAAGACATCCTCACCTTTTTTTGCACCATACTTCTTTTGCATAGCAGATTTAATCTTAGAGCCTTTTGCTGTGAGGGGCATATCTCCTTCTCCTATGCACGTGCTGGGTCAAAGTATTCTTCAACAGATATTGTAACATCTAGTGTCATACCAGTTTCAATGTACGCAACAACCTTATCTTTTTGATGTAAGGTAAAAAAGTTGCCGCTGACTATATCGTGAGTAGTATTAGCACCCATAGCCAAGCCATTGGCAATATAATGGTAGCTAGTATCGTCATTGTGATAAAACTGTACATATGCTTTTTTATTGTTAGCTGTACCATTACTTAGGTGCAAAAAACGTACAATAGCACTATGATTGTCCGGCACTGTGTATATGACATCTGCACTAGAACCAGAAGAGGTACTGGTAACGGTAACACCTTCTGTAGTAAATTTAGATTTGCTTAAATCTGGCATTAGTCATTCCAGTCTAATACTTGCTTATGCTTCTTCCAGAACCAGTTACCGATATGGGTAAAGGGTCTGCCCATATAGAGCAAACCCCAACCTAAGTAACGAATAGCTAAACGCTTTAGGTCACTTTTTCTTAGCATAACCACCCTTCATCATTTTCTTTTTAGCAGCTGCACCACCACGTGCCATTTTCTTTTTAGCTACACCGCCTTTAGCAGCGGTCATTTTCTTTGCAGTTTTAGTTTTCTTTTTTACAAACATATTACGGATGTATTCATCTTTTTCCTGTTGATTCATCCCTTTTGTTTCTCTTTGAATTTGCCGCATCAATTCTTTTTCAAATGCGGTTTTGTCGTTTTGGTTAGCCATAATAATTTCTCCTTTAACTAGCTAGACCTACTTCTTGCTGTGTACAGAGCCACCGCATGAATAATTGTGTTTCTTACCGTTTGCCATTCCACCATATCTCATCTCTGCTTTCTTACCGGGCTTAACTTCAGCCATGCCTACGCCAATAGAAATGACAGGCACTTTTTTTGTAGCCTTACCACCTTTATTCATTTTAGGTCTAGGAACTTTTGTAGTGTCCGATGCCATAGAACGTGTACTCAGTTCTTTGTTAGCAGCACTACGGAGTTTCTGTGGCTGTGATTCATCATTAACAATATCCAGCAGTTTGTTTGCTGTCATGTTCTTGAGGTTTGCAGCTATGCCTTTTTCATTAGCCATTATTTTTTCTTCTTTCTATTGTCCGTAATTGTAACAAGGTTGACATATCGTTTGTCTGCAACACCACCTGCATAAAACTTTACGCCATACTTTTCTTCTAACATAGCACGATACTCACGTTCACGTGCTGTCATTCCCCTTGCACGAGCATTACGTGCTGCAGCCTCTAGCTGGTTCTTAGTAGGTGTACCAAATATCTCGCCAGTCTCAGGGTCAATATAATCTGTGCGTTCTGCCTTTGGTGTGCTTTTGCGTGTTTGTCCAGCAGCCTGTTGCGCACGTGATAAGTCCAGCTGGTCTTGTAGGCGAAGCTGTTTTAGTTCAGCTTTCTCTGCTTTAGTGGCTGTACCATCATCTACTTTACGCTGCAGTTCAGCTTTCCTTTGACCAGCCTTACGTCCAGCTTTGCTTGTGCTTTCAGATACTACACCGCCTACTTCAGACTTACTGCCTACTGTAATGTTTTCAGCACGGCTACCTTTAGCAACTTCAGCTGTAGCCAGTTCACGTGCCATCTGCTGTTCTGCAGCACTGGATTCGCCAGTAGTCTGTGTAGGCTTTTTCTTTATCTGTTTACGGGCAGCTTTAGCTACACGTGCTGTGCCTTTGGCTATTTTACCTAATGCCATTAGTATTTTCCTTTACGAGACTTTGGTGATGATTTAGTTGAGCCACCCGGCCCTTTCCACAGATGACGACACGCCCAATAACGTGCAGTCAATTTGTCATTCGCTGTGTCGCAGTTATGTCTCGCACGGAATGACTTACGTGCAGCAGCACTATAGTTGTGACCATAGCCTGTTGCACCGAAATGAATTAGTCTTACTTTGTCACCGTCT